CCCCGATAAAACACGGGGGTAAAACTTATATAAATATTAAGCGTCTTTGAATAATACAAAATTGTTTGCACCCTGAACGATTAAACATCTTTCAGATAAATAGTGCATTCTCATTTCGTCAATTGGAGAACTTGATGGTCCACCAACAGATCCAGTAACCCAAGACTTGTTTTTTCTATTTTCAGTCTCAGAAGCTCTATATCTAATGTGTAAAAATGGTCTTTTGATGTTTGAACCAAGAACTTGGTCATAAACCGTAGAAGTACCAGCAGGCACTAATACACCTTCAACATCACCAAAACCTCCTCTTGTAGAAAAGTCATTTAAGTATTTCCAGTCAGTTTTATAGAAGTCATAAGAACCTCTTCTGTATCCAGAAAATCCTAAAGTTAATGCCATATCCTCGCTGTTGTTAAATACTCCAAAAGATGTACCTCCAGAATATCCACCATTTTGTTGCGCAAGAATATCGTCAATTTCTAAAGAAAGATTTCTATCTAAGAAAAGCATGTTTTCTTCAATAGCACCTTGCTTGTCTAGCTGAGTTAAAACAGCATCAAAATCAGTTAAGGCACCACCACCACCACCAGCTTGTGCACCAAAGCCTGAATATACATTTCCTCTTGCTTCGATAGCTTCAAAGAAACCTTCAGTACCTCTAGCAGTTGCTGTAAGTGAAGAATCATAAAAATCTAAAGTTGCACCAGTGTTTAATTGTTTAACACCTTCAACCATAGTCATTTCCATATAATCTTCCCAACGTAATCTATTTTCGTGTTCAGATTTTAAGTACCATAAATATCCGCTAGCCCCATTTTCAGAAGTAACTTCAATCCAGCCAATCTGTGCAGTATCAGAACCACTAATAGAATAGTGCTCTTTTAAAATTACAGGACTGTTTTTAAATGTAGCATAGCTAGGATCTAATTTTTCAGTAAAGTTAGAAGACCCTTTTGCAAATTCAGAACCATAAGCAAGTGCAGTAAATCTTTGTGCATTTGTAATAGCAGGAGCACCACCATAAGCTTTGACTTGGAAATATTGTCCACTAACATTAGTAACAATACCTTTAATCATAGCACCAGTTCCTCCAATTGCAGATGTTGCGCTTGTTTGAGCTTGAATCATAACTGTTTGACCTTTTCTAAAGTTAACAGCTGTTGTACCCTGTGAAGTAACACCTAAGCTAGTTGGTTGAGCTGTTGGTACAAAAAAGTTCCCAACACTACCACCTGTAGTTACTGCAGAAGCAGTTCCTGGAGTTGTACCACTAGTAGGCATAGTTCCAGAATTACTTAAATAAACGATATTTGCATATCTTGTGTGCAATCTACCTTGCTCAGTCCAAATAATTTGATCTGAAGTAGAAGGCATCTCCGCAGATACCATACGTAAGAAAGAACCGATAGATCTGTTTCCATATCTTTCAACTTCTTGTTCGTATACATCTGGTAAAAATTGTTGAGCCCACTGATTAAAACTTGAATCAGTGAAATCGATATAGTTCCCTGAATATAGTGCCTTAGTTTGAGTTGGTTGTAAGGCAGCGGGAACACCACTTGTAAAAGCCATATTTTAAAATTTTTAAGTTGTTATTATTGTTTAAATTTAATGCGCAACTTATCCGAAGAATTACCTGAAACAACTCTAATTTTATCTCCTGAAGATGTAGTAACTACAGAATTATCTGTTCGAGGAGTCATGTCAATATTATTAGCTTTTTTAGCAGCTTCTTTTATAGCGTCGGCACGGCCTTGCTCATAGAAGTGATTAGCTATTTTATCGGCATTTCGTCCTGCAAATAATGCTTTATGATAATCATTAGCATTACCTAAAGTTCCATCTTCAGCAACATATTCATTAATAAAGTTTTTCAAATCTGATTGGTGTTTTTTTACATTTTCTGTATTGTCTATTTTAAATCGATATTTGTTTTCACCAACCTGAAAATCAAAACCTTTGAAATCTTTATTGAAAACTTTTTCTGTTCGATCTAAAAATGTTTTTTGTTGCTTTGACCAATCTTCTTGTTCTTGTTGCTTATTATTATAATACTCCATTGCTTTAATATACTTAGGATCAATATCTTGTTGCTTTCTTAACTTAAGATCTGCATAATATTGTTTCTTAGAATTATCAAAATGCTTTTGGGCATTATAAAGTTCTTCTTTAAAAGCTAATTTTTTAGCTTTTATATCTGTTGGTTCATCTGTTTCTTCATCATATGAAAAATTTTTATTCATTAAAAAACTTAAATCTTCAGAATCAAGATGAGGTTTTGTAGACTTATAATATTCTCTTAAAAGAGATACGTTGTCCATTGATGAAAAGTCCCTATTAAGATTAACATAATCTTCAAGACTACCACCAGTTTCTTTCATAAACTTTATAAGATTGTCTACATTTTCTGGAAGCTCTTGTGTTTTAGCTTCCGGTAATATTTCTTTTTGTTCCTGTACGGGCTCGGGCTCTTTAATGCTTGTATCTACTCGTGCTTCGTCAGTTGTATTTTTTTCATTTGTAACAAGTTCTAAAGGCGATTCTATTTCTTTCTTCGGTTCTTCTTTGTTACTCGTATTTTCTTTTTCTTGTTTATTTTTTCCGGCAGGCTCTTCAAGCTTTTCTTTGTTTTCTTTTTGAACCTTTTCGCTAGTTTCGGATCCGTCGCGTACAGATACCTCATTTGTGCTTTGCTTTTGAATGGCATCTTCTTTTGTTTTTTGTGGTTTATCTAAATTTACTTTATAAACACCATCAGGTTGCAAACCATAATTAGGGCTTACTTCCCCTTCTTTTACAGCTGTTTCTAAAACAGCGGCTTCTTTTTCTTGTGGTGAAGTTTCTTTTTTGTCTTCAACCGCTTTAACTTGTACTTGTTCTTCCATAATATATAATAAAATAATTAAACTATTGTTTACTTAGGTTCAAATCTTGATAAATCAAACCCACCTAATACATCATTCCCTTTAGATTCAAAAGATTTTTTAGGTTTTTCTGTTCGGGGTGGCCCCTGCACTTTATTAATAGAAATTTTTTCTTTACTTCTATTTTGTTTTTCAACTAATTCTTTTTGTGCTTCTAATTCTAATTGTTTTAATTTAACATTTAAATCAAATTCAAACTGCATTAATTGTTTTTTAGTTCGTGCTTCAACTTCTAATTTTTTTATGTCAAGCTCTGCTGTAGTACTTTGAATTTGTATTTTAGATTCTGTTTTTATTTGTTCGGCTTGTGCTTTAGCTTGTTCAATTTGTATTTGGGCTTGTCCTTGGGCTTCCGCTTGAGCCACACTAGCCGCTTGGGCTTGTGTTTGATCAGCTTGTTGTTTTTTTATTCTTCTAAATTTTAATAATTGATTAGCAAGTTTTGTATTATGCGTATTTCTAACATCAATTGCATCTTCTAAAAATATACTTCCTTGTGATAAAGCAACTTGAATATTATTTTCTAATAAAGCTTTTTCTTCTTCATCTGGTTCTAATTCTAAAAATATACCAAAATCATGTAAATGCAAATCTTTTAATTCTTCTAAAGAGCCTACAGCAAATTTTCCTAAAGCAGAAATAAACCCTTCTTTTTGAGGATGATAATTTAAAACATCTTTAAACCTTAAAGAAATTGCTTCAGCTAACGACAAAGTAATAAACATACTACTGTGTAATATATGTCTTGTTGCAGTATTACTATTTGCAGCCGCTAGTTTTTGTACTCCTACTAAAGCTTTTGGATCTGGGTCAGAACCGTCTCTTGCTTCATTAAGTCCAGTAATATCGCGTATCATTTGTAAATACTGGTTATATGCTGCTATTAAAACTTGTATTTGATTACCACCACCACCGGGTAATTCTTGTATAGGTACTTTACCTTGATTAGGATCTCCATCAACAGTTAATGATCTACCAATTATAGAACCTGTTTGAAAATACATATTCAAAGCTTCTTGAGGATTATAACTTGTGCCATTACCAAGATCTATTTCAGCTAAACCGTCTGCGTCAATGTATACACCAGAAGGTGTCATTCTTTGAATGGCTTGCTGTAACTTTAAATGTGTTAATTGTATTAAATCCGCATAAGGAGTCATTTTTGAGACAAGAGAAGTTACATTGCCCTTATATAATCTTGGAGCACTTACAATATAATTCATTATAACTTTATTGGCATTAGATTTTGGGCGAATCATATTATTTGCTTTTTCCCATTTTAAAACAATATCTGTTCCTAAAATAAATACACCTTCATATACTACTTCTCTGGTTTGTGCAACTTTTTGAAATCTAGTTCTTTTATCTTTTGGTGGATCAAAAGAATCATCTTTTTCAATAGCTTTACTTGCTCCTGAAGAAGTTTCTTTTATTTTATATACATCGTTTTCCCATGTTTTCCAATTAAAATATAAAACTGTTAAAGTATTATAATCATCTTCATAATTATTATTATAATCACTTATATCATTATAAGATGTATAATTAGAACCTTTTTTAGTTAATTCATATATTTGTTCATTATCCAAATTAGGAAATTGTTTTTTTAATTCATTAACTTTTATTTTTTTAACTTCTCCAAAGTAATAACAATCTTCAAAATTAGGATCTTCAGTATAAGACCAAATTAAATTAGCTGGATCAACATAATCTAAAACAATACCGTCGGTATTATTAAACGTATGTTTTGCCGCTGAAATACCTAAAACAGCTAAATCATAATCTAATCTTCTTTTTAATTCATTGTATTTATTTCTTAAAAATATATTATCAATAGCCTGTTCTTGTGCAATTTCAATTCCTTGTTTATAATTTAATTGCATATAAAGTTCAAGCTCTTCTGTATTTGCTGGTAAATCTTTTTCAGGAACATTTCGAGCATTAACTCCAACTTCAGCTTCTAGTTGAGCTAATATTTCTTTTGCTGCTAAATCTCTTTGTATATTTTCAACAAATTTTGTTCTTTTACCAGTAGCTATAGTATCTTGCGCAAAAGCTGTTACTGAAAAAAGTCTATCTTGCATACCATTAACTACTATATCTATAAACTTGGGGATTATAGGTACAGGTTTCCAATCAAGATTTAAATAAGATAAATCGCCATTTATGGCAAATTCATCTTTATATTTTCCTATTGATTGTTCTCCTCTAGCATAAAGTCGTAACCTATGATACTCATCTCTAGCTTGGAAATACCTGCCGTTACCTCGGTCTTTATTAAACCAGTCTTGTTCTATTGCCCTGGCCACTTTTAAACCATACTCAAATGTTTTTTTCTCTGAGTCTGATACAGCTTGGCTTGGAAACTGTGCAACTTGCCCTGTAGTTTTTGCCATATTTATTTAATTAATTCGCTTCTTAATCCTTCATTCTTATATTTAGAAAAAGAAAAATCTAATTTTTTTGTTTGTTTTTCCATTGCTGGTCTATACATATGTTTTCTGCATGCCATTATTGCTAATCCGCTGCTAATAGATGCATCAAATGCAGTTCTTTTTAATATATCAAATTTTGCCCAATCTTCAAGTGTTCTTTGAAAATACATATTACCATGGTTATTTTCTTTTTTGCCAACATATTCTTCTATGTATGACTCTATAGCCGCAGCATGAGCTTGTTTTATGTCTTCAGATGTATTAGGTATACCACCTAATTCAAGTTCTGTTTTAGATAAATTAGATTTTAATTTGTCAGGTCTGTTCATTGAAAAACCTCTATAACCTCTTCTTTTAAAATAATATAAAAGTCTTGGTTTATTATTTTCAGCCAATATTGGCATTCCATAAAACGAACACGCCATTAAAACATCTTCAAAAAATATTTCAGCGGTTTGAGGTCTTGCAACGTATTCTAAAAAAAACTTATTAATAGGTACATCACTAACCATTGAAAAAGTAGTTAATCCATGCAGCGCTCCGTTTGAACCACCACCTCCTACTGTTCCTGATATGTCATATGAGTCACAACCAAAAGCACCTAATCCATCATTACCAGGATATTTTATACCATTTTTTTCTATTATATTGTTTTGTAAATGCTTAGGTGGAATCCAGCTTAATTTAAATCTGCCTTTTTTTTGTGGTACCCAAATTGCTTTTGAATCTTTAATACCTTTTTCCCAACTAAAATTGCCCTGTATAACGTGGCCTTTAAATGTCATCTCTTCATTAAAATCTATTTGCTCATATATCTTAGTAAGATTAAATAATGAATTTAATGTTTCATCTCTAAAAGCGTGTTTTTCTGAACGAGGAAATTGTCTATAATATTCATTTAAACTATCTGAATCATTTTTTAAACCTTCAACCTCGTTTTCCCAATGCTCAATAACTCCTGTGTATATTTTTTCACCATCAATTCCTTCAACCGCTTTCTGTGGGCTGTTGAAGACAGGATAGCCATACTTGTCAATAAATCCTTCGTAGCCCCATTCCATAGGTAAGAACAAAGCATATAATCCGCTTGAAGTCTGACCATTGCGATTTCTTTTTGTAACGTCTGAGTCATAGTAAAGTTTTTTAAAATTATCTCCACCTTTATTCAAAGCGTTAGACGTTGATCCCATCATACACTTACCTACAATTTTTGAACCTAATCGCAAGCATGTTTTAGTTACTCTCCAGTTATTTAAAATATTATCCGGACGCTCCCACTTCCCTGATTCATCATGTACCAAGAGTTTAAGTTTTTCTCCATCATAGGAGTTGTCCCCGGTGTTTTTCCAGTCAATAGTAGTGTCAAGCCCTTTCCCAATTTCAACCTCTTCTGTGTCTGTGCTTTTAAGTGAATTCCTTGTAAGCTTTCTTGATGGTACTTTATAAGAGATTTCTGTTTTTGGTCTTTCCATCCCATCTTGTATTGGCTTGAAAAAGAACGGGTAATTTGTGGATATTGGTACAATCTTATCAGTAAACATTTTTTTAGCATCTGCCCCTGTTTTTGACAACACACCAAATCTTGAATCTTTAGTAGTCGTTGCAATGTTAACCGCTTCTGAGCTTGCCATGAAGGAAAAACCAGACCGTCTGTTTTTGAGATAGCACATTCCATAACATCTAGGGTCTGCTTTGCATGCTTCCCAAAAATAAAAGAATATTTTGTTTGCTTGTCTAAAGTCGGGTGCACCCACATCAATTTTTGTCCAATTAAGATACATATAGTGCGATCCTGTAAGGTAGGTTTTTGTGCCGTTACACATAAACCAGTAACCATCATTACGGCGATCAAACTCTTCGTTAATATACTTATAATATTTTTCTTTAACATTTTCTTTATTGAGTTTGAAATCATATATACTTTTTATTCTATTTAAAGATTCAGGCCTTTCCCTTTGTGTAAATACTTGATCTTCTTTTTGAATTTCAGATCCGTATACTTTATTAGGAGTTTTAGGTATTGCTATCTTTAGGCCTTGAATTTCATATATGTCACCTATAGTACCGTCTTTACTTATTACTACACAATCTAAATCCTCATTATATCCGTAATTGTATTTTTTATGTTTGTTTTTATTTTTTACTTTTTTATCGTCTAAATGGTCTGTATGAATTGAATATAAATTTTGTTTATACATTATTTAATTCTATCTTCTACACCTAAAAACTTTTCAGATTTTTTTTCTTGTTTATCTTCAGATAATTGTTCAATTTTTTCTACAATCTTTAATGAGTCATCAATTGCAACCCATTTTGCTTGTGCTGCTATTTTAGCTTTTTCAGGATCTAATTCTTGTAAATTTATTTCTTGTCTAATAACTTTTTCAAGTTCTACTAAAGCTTTTTCAGCAGCATCAATAATTCTTTGTTTTCTCGCCATAGTTTATGCTTATATAATTTGATAAAATTCTGTACAGTTTTTGGCCATCTATATTAAACTCGTATTCAGAATTAGGTTTAAACCCTACCAGGTCGCCTTCGGATAGCCCTAAACCTTTTAAATACTTATTGCTATACACAAGTACTCCTTGCAATTCTTTTTCTTTTAAACCGTCCCATTTTGATTCTTCAGTTATTGGCTTAACAAAACAAAAGTTATCAAAACAATTCCATTTACTTCTTCTTTTGTAAGCGAATACTTCTTCTGGTGATACTATATATTCATTTTCATTTATGAACGCAGATGAATTTTTTTCAATACCTCTTATATCGTACCATCTTCTAAATACATTATGATGCAAAATAACTTTATCACCTTTTTTTGCTGGCGTTTTTATAAGCAAAGGCGTTGCTATTATAGTACCTGTTCTATTAACAAATTGATAATCTCTTTCTGTAATTTCAGTATTTAAGATTAATTCCTTGTCTTCTATTTTTGTAGAGTTATTGTACCTATTATCACACTGAATGATATAATTGTATACTGAGTGCAATTTAATAATCTAAATTATACTCTACTGAAATAGCCATATTATTATTAAAATGCTTCCAAGGCAATATCTCGTCATTTTTTTTAATAAATATTTTATAGCAATTTTCTTCTTGTAATATATCACATATTGTATGTCCACCATAAACCTCTTGACCTACAGAATAATGCATTGCTTCATTCTTGTAATCTTGGCCAATAGATATTTTTCTAATTAATTTCATTAAATTTTTATTAATATGTCCAAATTGTTTTTTCAGGAGCATTTGGATAACCAATTCCTAAATGTATAAATCCTTTTTTTCTACTAATACCTATTCTAGTAAAACCTACTTCAATAGCAGCTTTAACTAATCTAAATGTTTTACCACCACTGTCGCTTACAATATCAACTGCCGCGCCGTATGAGTGTTCACCGGGCTGTTTTTTTGCTGCTTCTATTGGGTGTTCAGGGCTTCTATAGCTCGATGTAATTTTAATAGGATAACCATAAATTTCTCGCATTTCATCTAACATAGATAAAAGCTTTTCATCCATCATATCAAAATTACTAAATTCAGATTTATTAAAATATTTCATTTTATTTTTTTAATTTCTGTGTTATACCTATAATAGTATAAACGATAGTTAAAACTAATACTACGGTTTGTAGTATTGGGTTTATGTCCGGCAGAAAAGAAAATGTTATTCCGCTTACGGATATTCCGTAAATTTTTAAATCACTCATTATTTATGTTTACTGTTTCCAAATACTTTTTCTACTCCGCGCGATCCAAAATAACCTCCAATTACAATAGTAAGAAGACCAGTTATTGAATCTAAAGGGTAGCCCATATACCAGCCGGCTACGTAACTTACCGTTAAAAAAACTAAAGTTAAAGGACGAACATTTGCTGCAAGCCATGAACCCGAAGTTGCATCTGCCACCCAGCGTCTTGTTGTACCATCTATTTCAGCTCTTTCAATATCTAATTTTTTAAGCGCAATTTTTTTATCAGCTTCTGACATATCAGAACCGCCTATAATAGCTTGTATTACAGAACCTACAGGTGTATCACCTGCTATTGCACCAACGACGTTAGGTATTTTTTCTAATAAAAATTTACCAACGCCGGTATCTTTAAAACGTTTTTTTGCCATATTTAATTTTATTTAAATGCCATATAAAAATACGTATTGCCATTTGCGTTTGAAGCGCCAATATTACCATTAATTGTAAAACCATCTGAATGTAAATTCATAGTAGCTGACGATTGAGTTTGTTCTGCACTAGTATAATTTACCATTAATGTTTTATTTAAAGGATCTGAAGACCTTGCTGAATCATAAATCATCCAAGCACCGGCTGTAAAAATATTTCTTATAATAACAAAAGACGGAGTAAACCCACCACTTCCAGTTGAAGTGCCGTCATCTGTATTATAAACTCTTTTAGATCCAGATGTTCCAGTATAAGTGCTCATTCGACTATATCCGTTAACTGAATGGAAACAGTAGTTAATTATATTGTCGCCTGCACCCCACCAATCGCTAAAACTATTACTTCCAAGCGTAAAATTAGCATAAGTCCCTGACATATCTACTTTAACAGCTACATCATTAAATTTAATATAATCTACACTTCCATCTATTGCAGTAGTAATGGCGTACCAATCACTCGTGCCACCACTTGTTCTTTTTTGAATTATAAATTGAGGGGCAGAACTAAGACCATGACCTACTCCAAACTGAATAAATCCGCTCACCCCAACATATTTTACGATACTAAATCCAGCAGCAGGATTTGCCGACACTATACTTGGAATAGTCCCGTCTGTATTTATAGCAGCTAAATTTCTATCGTGGTCTAAACCTTTCCAGTTCCATGATACATAATCTTCTCCGCTTGAATTTAGATCGCCACCCGTAGTTGCTAAAGTAAAGCCAGTACCAAAAGGTGTTACGCTACCATAAGTTTGCGCCGCGTTGGATGCATTAGACGCAATCATATTTGTGGGGCCTCGTAATGTATCATAAAACACGTTCCATGTGCCGGTGGTTTCTCTTCCTTTTATCCAAGTAAGATCTGGTTTAAACCCTGTTGTAATATTGCGCGCAGTTGCTGAAGCATTTCCTGTATATAATGCTGTTTTAAAACTATTAGCTTCAGTTGGCGCTGTAGTATCTGGGTTAGCAGCTATAGCCATGAATATCATTGTATCGCCATTTTT